CATTAACCATCGTTGATGGTGTTGATGGCCAAATTAAAACTATCATCATGCAATCAAATTCCGCAAATCATACACTAAGTATTACGTCCAATATTGGTCATTCTAGTATTGTTTTTAATGGGGCAGGAGATACCGCGACACTTATGTTCCAAGGAACATTGTGGTATTTCATTGGAGGAACGGCGACAGTAACATAATATGTTTGAATTAAATGATGATAATTTTTTGATCTTTGCTATTAAGAGTTATGACAATCGAGGTTGCCTTGGTATGTCTGACCTTGAAGAAGATTTAAAACGATTTAAGTATATCAAACGATTATTTCGTAGATATGTAACAACAGATATATTAAGTGAAAGATTGATACTCAATCACTTAATAGTTTTGTATAACGTATTTGGTAATGAAACCACTTTGATGCTTTTATATAAATTAGAAAATAAGTATTGGTCATACCTGAAAACATTTCTAGTTTATCTAAATAGAATGACTGTAGATGATATACCAGAAATACCTTTAGATTTAAACATAGCGAGAACTTTAAGGAATATTGATGGCTAAGTTGATCGATAATGCTATTGCACTGCGCGTCCTATGGATGCTCACTACTCCGTTTGAAAGAACGGACGCATACCGCTTGGGCATTATCGACAAGAAGGGTAAAGAAATCACACCAATTTCAAAACTAAATACAGATGTTGAGAGAGAAGCATATACTTATCTCCATCGTTTAGTTTTTAGATTGAAAAGAATTATTCATATGGTGCCAGTAGAAAGTAAGAACTTTCTTTCTTTTGCCGCTGCGGTTGCATTGGTAAAAGAAGGGGTAGAATATGATGACGATGTTTTAGAGGAACTATTCTACATGGCACACCAAGAACCAGACGCTATTGCTTTAGCAGAAGACCTAGAGAACAGAACACTATCATTCAGACAGTTTGTTGAAGAGATGGGTGTCGGTGGTGGTGGAATAGCTGGGATTGGTATTCCAAATCCAACTAAAGCCAACCAAGCAGAACCTGGTGTCTCTAAGAAGGCACAAGCAAATTATAAAAAGAAGAAAAAAATTATAAGAAGGAATGCACAATGAGTTTGTCAAATTTTTTCTCGGTGGGTAAACAAATTGATACCCTCCAAGAACTAGAAATTGAGAAGGGTAAGATTCAACTTACCATCATGAAGATGGCCGCGGCTATTCTTGGCATCATTATGATGTCTGTTGTTGTGACCATGATGATTGGCCTTTTTGTTCCTAATGAGACAATCGATAACAACGAAATCTTTAAGATTATTGGTCCAGCATTCTCTACCATCGTTGGTGCTTTCGTCGGTGCGTTTGCGACGATGATGGGTATGAAAGTTTCAGAACTTGACCCTAATGTCAAAGTTCAAGAGCTAGGTAAGACTGACCATAAGGCACTAGCAGAAGCGCATGTTACCAATGCCCAAGCGGAATCAATTGAAGCTGACACAGAAATTAAACTGATGGCAGCAATTGATAAGTATAAAGATTCAGACGAAGACCACGGACCATTCTAATGACAAAGCTAACAGAACATTTTGCACTGGAAGAAATGACAGTATCGCCTACCGCCAAGCGACTAGGCATCCCTAACACTCCAACCGCAGAGCATATCGAAAATATGCGCTACTGTTGCGAGAAGATTCTTGAGCCAGTAAGAGCCAAGTTTGGGCCAGTTACAATCAACTCGTCTTATCGCGCACCACTTGTCAACAAGGCAGTAGGTGGTTCGAAGACTTCTCAACACGTTAACGGTCAAGCAATTGACTTCGAAGTTAAGGGTGTAGACAACAAGAAGGTTGCTGACTGGGTTGCCGATAACCTTGAGTTCGATCAGGTTATCCTTGAGTTCTATGCAGCGGGCGATAAGAATTCTGGTTGGGTTCACGCATCAATTAAGAAAGAAGGCGGCAATCGTAAACAACGTTTGATTGCCACTAAGTCTAAGGCTGGTGGTACAAAGTATACACCTGTTGCTGACTTTGACCCATCGACTACTAGAGAAGCGGGTGCGCCTGTTGTTCAAGCAGTAGCGCAAGTTGCTAAGGCCGCCGTTCAAGCAACATCAACTGCTGGTCTTGGACCAATGGCGGCACTTCAAGCGAAGTGTGGTATTCCAGCCGATGGTAAGTGGGGCCCAGGAACATTCAAGGGTGCTAAGGATTACTACAAACTTTCTACTGCACAGGCTGCGCACTTCTTTGGACAATGCGCTCATGAGTCCGGTGGCTTCAAGGTGTTCTCAGAAAATCTAAACTACTCTGACAAGGGCCTCAACGGCATCTTCAAGAAGTATTTTCCGACCATCGCATCGACTGCCGGATATGCTCGTAAGCCAGAAAAGATTGCAAACAAAGTGTATGCTAATCGTATGGGTAATGGACCAGAGTCATCGGGTGACGGATATAAGTTCCGTGGCCGTGGTCCAATCCAGTTAACTGGTAAGGATAACTACACTGCATTCTCACAATCAATCAAGCGCCCTGATGTCCTGACAAACCCAGACATCGTAGCAACAGAACTTGCTTTCGAATCCGCTCTTTGGTTCTTCAATAAGAATGGTCTATTCGCTATTGCAGATAAGGGTGTAACAGATGCAGTCATCGGCCAGATTACTCGCCGAGTAAACGGTGGTACGCATGGTCTTGATGACCGTATTAAGAAAACTAAACAATACGCAAACTGGGGATAAGAATATGCTTAATCAAATCAAAGATGCACTGAAAAAACTTTTTGGTTTTGTAGACGCTAACAAGGACGGTAAGATTGACCTCGCTGAGGTTACTGCCGCAGTTGATAAGGCAGAAGCAAAGGTTGAACAAGTTAAAGCAGTTGTCAAAAAAGCACGTAAACCAAAGGCAAAGTAATTGGAATCTTTGGAAACCAAAGTCGCGGTAATCGAACATGACCTGAAGCAAATTCAGGTGGTGTTCGGTCGCCTTGACCTCGCAATCGAAAAGATTGGTGATGTTTCCAACTGCATCAATAAGATGCTTGCTGTTCATGATACTAAACTCGAAGCACAAGAAAATGTCAACGAAGATATCTACCAGAGTTTAGAGGTGCATAGACAAGAAACCAAGGCAAGTAACGCCGAGTTACATTCGCGTATCACAACAACCACACGTGAACTTGAGGCAAAAATTCAGTCTACCGAAGACAAGATGCTTGCTGCTATCAAAGACCTCAAGGGTTCAGTTGATAAAGAAGAAGAAAAACATAAAAATCGTATTGACAAATTGGAAAGAACCAAGTATATTATGATAGGTGGTGGCATTGTTCTCGGTGCCATCATCACAAAAATATTACCGATGGTGATGAAGTTCTTCTAAAAGGGTTGACTTACACCGTCTAAAGGTGTATAGTGAATCTATGAGTGCATATATTGATATTCAGTTTCTCCATGCCATTTCGTATCGTCTGGAGAACTTCAAGAAAAAATCTAACGATCTTTGGAACTGCAGGTGTCCCATCTGCGGTGACTCCTCGCGTAACAAAAGAAAATCTCGCGGCTATTTCTTCTTAGGAAAGAATGACCTAAACTATAAGTGTCACAACTGTGGCGTATCTATGGGCTTCGGCAACTTTCTAAAGCAGTTTGATGACAATCAATATAGGCAGTATGTCATACAACGCTATGCAGATACTGCCAAAGTTGGACCTGCTAAGTCTCACAAGAATATTCAAGACGTTCTAGATTTTTCACCGCCTGTATTCACTAAGAAACCAGACCCTAAACCAATCGACCAAATTATGGATCGACTTGATACACTACCAGATGACCACGAGGTAATTCAATATGTTACTGACCGCAAAATCCCTCGCGATGCTTTTAGTCGGCTGTATTTCATACCTAATGTTAAAGACATCATACAACTTAATGCCAAATACAAAGAGTCCATCATCACAACCGAGCCGAGGCTTGCGATTCCTTTTTTTGATGGCTCTGGTAAACTCTTGGTTGTTAGCCTTCGCGGAATCCGAGGCGAGTCGTTACGTTATATTAATGTTAAGGTAGATGAAGATGCGCCATCCATTTTCGGTCTGGATAAGGTCGATCCTACAAAAGAAATACTCGTTGTCGAAGGGCCCCTTGACTCCCTTTTTCTGGATAATTCTATCGCTTGTGCTGGAACGTCATTCGGAAAAATCGACCAACTCCCGATACAAAAAGAAAAAATAACAATTATTTTTGACAATCAACCTAAAAACCGAGAAGTCGGTAAGTTGATGAATAAGTATATAGATATGAGTTATAAGATGGTAATCTGGCCAGACAGTGTTCCCGGTAAAGATATCAATGAGATGATTGAAAATGGATTGACACCCGATGAAATTCATGCTATTATAAATGATAATACGTTTCAAGGGTTAGCAGCAAAGGCAAGATATGCCATGTGGAGAAAGATATGAGCGAATTGGTCGCTAATGAATATGGTGTAGAGATACACCGTATTAAGATTACAAAGTTGCGTATCCATCGAACCGACGATATGTGGCTGGTCGAATACCGACGCGAACCTCGCTGGTTCCTTGGTCTCGACCGCTGGTGGTGGTTCGATGATGGTAGATATGCAGATTATGCCGACGCAACTGACCGTGTAGACCATCTATTGGGTGTTGGTTTCGTAAGTAAGGCACAGTTCCAAGCAGTGAAGGAATTTGAAGTTGAGTGAAGTAAATTTAATTGGTATTACAAAGCCAAGTGCCTACACAGAATGTAATACTGCCAATGAACTTGTTGCATGGGCAGCAAGAGTATCGAATCCCTCGAATCAAAACAATACAGCAACAGCACCTAAGTTGGTTCAATATCTTATCAAGAACCAACACTGGTCACCATTGGAGATGGTACATGTATCAATGGAAATTAAAACAACTCGTGACATCGCTCGGCAAATTCTTCGCCATCGATCCTTTTCGTTCCAAGAATTTTCGCAGAGATATGCAGACCCGACTAAAAGCCTTGAATTTGTCACTAGAGAGGCAAGACTACAGGACGCCAATAACCGACAAAACTCGGTGGAATTGGGATCCGGAAACAATGAATTGGCCGAACAATGGGCAATGAGACAGGTAAACGCCACTGATGCCGCTTTAGATGCTTATGAGTGGGCAATTGAGAATGGTATTGCCAAAGAACAGGCCCGCGCCGTTCTACCTGAAGGTAATACAGAGTCCATCATTATCATGGCAGGTTCGCTACGTTCGTGGGTTCACTACTGCCAACTTCGTATGGACAAAGCCACACAGAAAGAACACCGCATCGTAGCAGAACAGTGCTGGGAGATTATTGGTCAACACTTTCCCGATGTAATCAAGGCACTAGATGACATGGCGGCATGGGCAGAGTTCGAAAGAAAACTACCTTGACCAAAAAGCCAGGAACCTTTGAAAAACGGCAAGTGACATTTTTTTCTCGCCAAATTTTTAACTCAAAAAAGTCGGGAAGATAGATGAAAGTCCTAGTTACCGGTGCAACTGGCTATATTGGTAGTCATCTTGTCAAAAAGTTGGCAGAGGGTGGACATCAAGTTTACGCAACAGATTTCAATTTGCAACAGAATGAAATTTCCAAGTATATTGAGGGTAAGGTAATTCCTTGGGATATCAGAATTGCCACTTTTGCTGGGGATTATGATGCTGTTGTTCATCTAGCGGCATTGACGATGGTATCAAAATCGGTTACAATGCCTATTCCTTATTATAAGACAAATCTTTTAGGCACTCAAAACGTTCTAGATTCAACTAGAACAGATAATTTTGTTTACTGTAGCACAGGCTCCGCATTTAATCCTGGAAGTAGTCCATACGCCGGAAGTAAACGAGCAGGCGAAGACTTAGTTACATTACTTCCGTCTTATAGTATTGCTAGATTTTATAATGTCAGTGGTAACGACGGATTCGACAAGTTCGATGACAGTCACTATCACTTAATTCGTAAATTGGCCGCAGTTGCTAATGGTTTGTATCCAGAAGTTGGTATCTTTGGTACTGATTATGATACTAGAGACGGAACTACTATTCGAAATTATACGCATATTACAGATATTGTGGATTCTCTTTATAGAATAGTAGAAAATGGTGCAACAAATAATGTAGAATGTCTGGGAAGCACAACAGGAAGTTCTGTGCTAGAAGTTGTGTCTGCCATGGAAAATGTCATTGACAAACCCATCAAAAAAGTGTATTGTGATAGAAGACCTGGAGAAGTTGTAGTTTCTGTTCTACCAGAAGTAAGCAAGTTTTTCACTGAAACTAAATCTTTAGAAGATATTTGTAAATCAGCTTTGGAGTATTAAAATGGTGGATACAGTTACAGTGCAGTATGATGCAGTTTCAGATGAACATTATATTGCCTGGGATGGCCTTGAGGAAGAAACTGGGTGGAAGCCCGGTGATACAATAATTTGGATAGAAAATGAAGATGGGAGTTATACATTGAGTAAGAAGAATAATAATTATCAGAATGATGTTGAACAGTTTATGGCAGCGGCCGACCAGTATATCGGTGCAACTCCACATCTAAATGAAAATAATGAGGCTCAAGCCAAGCTATATATTGATCTAATTGATGAAGAATTCCGCGAACTGTGTGACGGATTTCTTCGTCGGCACATCGGTGACGTTGCAGATGGTGGCGCAGATTTAGTCTGGGTCGTAAAAGGACTTTTCGCAACTCTGGGTATTAATTTTGATGCGGTATGGGAAGAAGTTCGAGCATCAAATATGAGCAAGGTTTCCGAGAGTGGAAAGATTAAGAAACGGGCAGATGGTAAGATTCTGAAACCAGATACTTACTTTAAACCAGACATCGAAAAAGTTTTGAAGGAACAGGGACTATAAATGGCAAGAGAGAATTATCTGGATATTGAGATTGACCTATCACGGGACTCCCTGTTTGACAAACTAGGTATTCAGCGACTTCAAGAATCATACATGAAGGACGACGAAACGTCTCCGCAACATCGGTTCGCTTTTGTTTCAAAGACGTTCGGTTCTAATCCTGCACATGCGCAGCGTCTATACGAATATGCGTCAAAGCACTGGTTGTCATATGCAACTCCGATCCTCTCGTTTGGTCGGTCGAAGCGTGGTATGCCAATCAGTTGTTTCCTAAACTTCATTGATGATACTGCGGAGGGTCTAGTTGAAAATCTTTCAGAAACTAACTGGTTGTCTATGCTTGGTGGCGGCGTTGGTATTGGTTTTGGTATTCGCGCCGCAGATGATAAGTCTACTGGTGTTATGCCTCATCTTCGCACTTATGATGCTTCTTCTATGGCTTACCGTCAAGGTCGCACTCGCCGTGGTTCTTATGCTGCTTATCTGGATATTTCTCACCCTGATGTTGGGCTATTTCTAGAAATGCGCAAGCCAACTGGCGACCCCAATATGCGGGCGCTCAATTTGCACCACGGAATCAATATCACCGACGACTTCATGCAAATCATCGAACGTTGTATGGCAGATGACGATACAGATGATAGCTGGAATCTGACTGATCCAAAGTCGGGTGAAATTCGTGATACTGTTTCTGCTAAGGAACTTTGGCAGAAGATACTCGAACTTCGAATGATGACAGGTGAGCCTTACATTCACTTTATCGATGCCTCGAACCGTGCGTTGCCAGATTTTCAAAAGGCCTTGGGTCTAAAGATACACCAGTCCAATCTTTGCTCTGAAATTATTCTTCCTACCGATAGAAAACGCACGGCTGTTTGTTGCTTGTCCTCAGTCAATCTAGAATATTATGATGCGTGGTCCAAGGACCCTCTGTTCTTGAAAGATATGGCAGAGATGCTTGACAATGTTCTTCAGTATTTCATTGATAATGCACCAAAGCAAGTTTCCAGAGCAATTTACTCGGCCAAGCGCGAACGTTCTATCGGTATTGGCGCTCTAGGCTTTCATGCTTATCTCCAGCGTAAGGGTGTTGCATGGGAGTCGGCAGTTGCTAAGGGTACCAATATGCGTATCTTCAAGCACATTAAGACACGCTTAGATGTTGCTAACCTAGAACTAGGCACAGAACGCGGTGAAGCACCTGATGCTGCTGGTACGGGTCGTCGTTTCAGCCACATGCAAGCTATTGCGCCTAATGCATCTTCATCTATCATCATGGGTAATACAAGTCCATCGATTGAACCGTGGAGAGCCAACGCATATCGTCAAGATACATTATCGGGTTCATTTCTGAATAAGAATAAATACCTTGACGGAATCATTAAGTTTGAATCAGTAAACCAGAAAGATGGTTGGTATGACGAAGTTTGGTCTTCTATTATCGCCAATGATGGTTCGGTTCAACACCTTACTTGGATGGATACAACAACCAAGGAAGTCTATAAGACCTCCATGGAAATTGACCAACGGTGGGTCATTGAACATGCGGCAGACAGACAGAAGTTTATTGATCAGGCACAGTCTCTCAATCTATTCTTCCGTCCCGATGCAAATATCAAATATCTTCATGCTGTCCACTTCCTAGCATGGAAGCAGGGGTTAAAGACTTTATATTATTGCCGTTCAGAAAAACTCGGTAAGGCAGATAAGATTTCCAAGCGCATCGAACGAGATGCAATTAAGGAAATTGACTTTAAAGCAATGATCGATGGCGATGCTTGCATAGCTTGCGAAGGATAAGTAAATGACACAATTGTTTGCACAAATAGTTTCAAAACCAGATTGCCCTTATTGCGTAAAAGCAAAAGAGTTTATGCAGGGTATGGACATTCAATATACCGAAATGGTAGTCGGAAAAGACTGCCTTTGGGAAGACATTACTGCACAACTTCCTAATGTGACCACTGTTCCACAGATTTGGATCAATGGTGAACATGTTGGTGGTTATGACGATCTTGTTAAGTGGGCCGCCGAAAATTGATTTTGAATAAATGTGAGATATTAGCAGAGACTCCTATTGATTTAGACAATGGTTATTATTCTCCATTTGAAATACTCAGTGATTACAGAAAACAAGATAATGACCATAGAAAATTAGTAGGTGGACCAATAGAACATTGGGATGAAATAGGAACTCATCATCTTGATATATTAAAGTCTCATGGACTACAATCCAACATGAAAATACTAGATGTTGGTTGTGGTAGTATGAGAGTTGGTTGCAAATTAATCGAATATCTTGACCCTAATAATTATTATGGTATAGATGTTAATCTAGGATTAGTTGAAGCTGGTCTTAATTACGAAGTTCCGAAATATAATTTACAGAATAAGATAACATCCGAAAATTTTATAATTACTGACGATTTTTCATTTGAAGATTTTAATGTAAAGTTTGATTTTGGATTTGCCCATTCTGTATTTACTCATTTACATTACGATAAACTAAAATTATTTTTGTCTCGTTCTCACAACCTATTCAATGATGATGCTAAACTTATAATTACTTTTTTATTTTCAGAAACACCGGATTTAGAATATAAAAAGGTTGAAATTGCCGAGCCATATAGATATAGTGAAGATATAGTATATGCTATTGCCGACGAGACTACTTGGCAAGTAGAAAAACTTTTCGATTCCACCTACGACCAGACTTACATGTTATTTACGAAAGCCAACAAATGACCAAACCTTCGATTACTCTTATGGATGAACGTTCTTATTTTAAGCCATTTAATTACCCGTGGGCATATGATGCCTGGTTGAAGCATGAACAATCCCACTGGCTTCATACAGAAGTTCCTATGATTGAAGATGTAAACGATTGGAAGAAACGTCTTACTGACGGCGAAAAGCATTTTCTCACTAACATTTTTCGTTTCTTTACACAAGGTGATATCGATGTCGCGGGTGGTTATGTAAAGAACTATCTACCATATTTCCCTCAACCTGAAATCCGTATGATGTTGATGGGATTTGCAGCAAGGGAGGCTCTTCATGTCGCCGCTTACTCACACCTTATTGAGACGTTGGGTATGCCTGAAACAACGTATCAAGAATTCCTTGAATACGACTCAATGCGGGCAAAACACGACTACTTTACAGATTTGTCGAATTCAAATGGCACAAAGGAATCTGTCGCCACTAACATTGCTGCATTTTCGGCGTTCACTGAAGGTATGCAGTTGTTCTCGTCCTTCATCATGCTCCTCAACTTCCCTCGTCACGGGAAAATGAAGGGAATGGGACAGATCGTTACTTGGTCAATCGTTGATGAAACAATGCATGCCGAGTCGATGATTAAGTTGTTCCGTGCATATGTTGAAGAGAATAGAGATATATGGAACGACGAACTAAAGTCTAGCATATATACTATTGCCGAGAAAATGGTAGACCTGGAAGACAAGTTTATTGAACTTTCATTCTCCATGGGAGCTATGGAAGATTTGACGGAAGATGATGTTAAAAAGTATATTCGTTACATTTGCGACCGTAGATTGATTAGTCTTGGTCTTAAAGGTATCTTTAAAGTAAAGAAGAATCCTCTACCATGGGTTGAAGAAATGATCAATGCGCCTACTCATACCAACTTCTTTGAAAATCGTGCTACCGATTATGCCAAGGGCGCTCTATCTGGTACATGGGAAAGTGTTTGGGGAGCTGCATAATGGAAGAACAGGAATGCTTTTCATGTGATGCCGTGTTTTTGGTGGAGCATGAATTGGATGAAGAATACTACAAAACTAAATACTGTCCGTTTTGTGGAACCAAGATAGCCGAAGAAGACCTCGAGTTTGATGACTGGGACGAGGACGAATAAATAGTTCACACTCGGAGTGAACTAATGGTTATTAAAAAGAAGAAGCCGTTGCCAAAGAAAGTGCATAGAGTTTATTGCACCTACTTTGACGACGGCAAATACTATATTGGTTATTCATGTAAGACTGATAAACTATTTGAAAAATATTTTGGTAGTTCTACATATGTTACTAACTATGAAGGCGAAATGCGTAAAGAAGTTGTTGCAGAATATGCCGGCAAATCTCACGCAAAAGCAGTCGAGCATATTCTACAATGGGAGTATCGATTTGATGATCGGTGTATCAATGACATGTGGAATGTTAGATTACGACTATCGCACTTGAAAGAATTAAAGTTACCTGACTGGAGACCTGGATGTTTTTCGCAGCCCTCTTGATGCTGGTAGCACTAGCGATTACTAGTGTAGCTGGTTATTTTTCTATATTAGGCTTGATGGCCATCTTTCCTGCTTCACCTATTGCAATCGCTGCTATGGGTATTGTCCTAGAACTAGCTAAACTTGTGACAGCAAGTTGGGTGTATCGTAACTGGAAGATTGCTAACAGACTATTGAAGACATACTTTACGATAGCAGTGGTAGTCTTGTCGTTCATCACCAGCATGGGTGTGTTCGGCTATCTAAGTAAAGCGCATATTGAACACACCACAGTTGGCGGTTCAGCACAATTACAGATTGCACAACTAGAAAGTCAGAAGACTTCGGCTGAAAGGAGACTAAAGAATGCGCAAACATCTTTGGATACTCTGGACAGACTCACTACTGGCGAAAATATCCTCGATGCTAACTTCATTAGAAATCGACAAAAGAGGGAACGTGCGGCGCTCAATAAAGAAATTGAGGGTGCAACTACAAACATTGAGACTATTGAGACTAATCTCATACCGCTCAAAACAGAGAACCTCATACTCGAAGCGGAAGTAGGACCAATCAAATATGTAGCGGAACTATTCTATGGTAGTGGTGATAATGCCACCATCGACAAGGCCGTCCGTATGATGATTATCATTCTTATCTTTGTTTTTGACCCGCTGGCAATTCTTTTGATAATTGCAGCAAATATGACATTTTTAGGGTTGACAAAACGAGAAGAATCAGATATAGTGAATATTGTCTCAGTTGAAGTGGATGAACCGAAAGCTCCAACCGAGACGCCAAAAGCTAAGAAAACACGTAAGCAGAAACCAAAAGCCCTCATACCAGAAGTTCCAGACTTCTTTCAGTTTGAGAAGCATGGTTCTACTCATGATGTTTCTATGCCAGACCCTCCTCGCAAAAATGCAAGAGGTCAAATTATAGTCGATGAAAAAAATATTAGGAGAATGTGAAATGATGACCGACGTTGAAGCAATGCGCGAAGACCTTACAAACAATCTTCGTGCTAAGGTAGGCACAGTTACTTTTACGAAGCAGAATGGTGATGAGCGGGTAATGCGTTGCACCCTACAAGAATCGGTATTACCAAAGCAAACCGATCTCGAAGAATCAATTCAGAAAAAGGGTCCTACTGATTCGCTGGCCGTATGGGACCTCGATAAGAATGCATGGCGTTCTTTTCGCTATGATACTGTAATTTCAGTAAAATTTGAGGGTTGACAAATACCTTGATATATCGTATAATGAGATATATTGACAAGGAGTGATTATGTATAAACTTAAGGTACCTGTTGCTGAGTCGAAGTTCGTCGGTGTCGAGCCTATCTGGGCCGATAGTTACGAACCTGTAAACTATCAAAGCGAATTTAGCAATGCTCTTAACTGGTATAACTATATTGTAGATGCCAAAGACTGCCGCGCTTTTCTTACTGATTGGTTCAAAGCCGATAAAGAGAAGCTAAAGGCTGTCAGTCAGGTACCAGATAAGTTTCTACCTAGAACCTATGCCAACACGGCTCGAATTGCCATGCGTGGTTTCCCAGTAAGCGAGGTTCACCAGAACCGCATCTGGGAAAAGATTCAGGAAGTGGCAAACAAGCGCATCAAGTCAGATGACGATGATGAGCCTGTTGCCTCTCCTGTGATCAAGGTAGTCAAGCCCGTTAAACTGGCTTCTACCTACATCTTGTCTCTTGTAAATGATGAAATCGAAAATCTTATCACTGGCGAAGACAATAAGAACATGGCTCAAATTCTAATGCCATATAAGATGAATGATAAGCAGTATGCGGCTTGTGCTGATAAGCTCCAGCCTCTTCTGGCAGAATATTCAGAAGTTCTGGAACTTCGTCGGACAGATAGAAAGACTTTGACCGAAGAACAGATTGAGTTCATGGATTCTTTCCCGTTCCCTGGTATCACACTCATCAAGAAGATTGTCCAGCTTATCGAAGGTTATGTCAATGACCTCAAGAAGGCTTATGTTAGTAAGCAAGTTGCCAAGGTTCGCAGTAAGAAGCCCAAAGATAAAACTAAACTGGTACGGGCAGTCAAGTTCTTGGTAGAAGACCCTAAGTTCGGCAAGAGCGTTGACCCCATCAACCTTCTTAACTGTAGTGAAGTCTGGGCGTTCGATACAAAGACCCGCAAGATTTCCAAGTATTATAGTCCAGTCGGTGGTGGCATCACTGTAAAGGGTGCATCTCTCGTGGGTTATGATGAGGCCATGTCCAGTTGCAAATTGCTTCGAAAGCCAGAAGAACAGATTCCTGCATTTTCTGCGACCGCTAAAAAAGACTTGACAAAATGGTATTCTTCTGTTAAAAGTAAGAATGCGAATGTGCGCCCTCGACTCACGGCAACAACTTTAATTTTGAAAGTCTTTTAATGTCAGATAATGATAACATTACATATCTTCGACCTCGTTCGGCGCCGCCCACGAAAGAAGATTTGGAATCCTACAATTACTTTCTTGAAGGTGCTACCGAATATTCTGCATATCAGGACGCTGAGGCTTTTGCCCATGCTTGTCTGAATGGCATTTTGAGGGCCGTAGACAAGAAGTTGGGTAAGTTGAATGACAACTTTAACGGCGATTGTGCCGTTATTGCTGTTATGATTCAAGGCATGTATATGCGTCAAGCTGGCGTCCACTGTCCAGAAATAAATCTTCTGGATGACATTCGCGAAGTCTTAACTAAAAGCAAGGGTGAAAGCGAATGATTGTAGTAGATTTTAATCAAGTTGCAATTAGCAATATGATGGCAGAACTTGGTGGTCGCCGTGATGTAGAGGTCAATCTACCTCTGATACGCCACATGATTATCAATTCAATCCGTTCTTATAAGCGTAAGTTCGGACCAGAGTTTGGCGAGATTGTTATTGCATGTGATAATCGCCACTACTGGCGCCGTCAGTTCTTCCCTAACTACAAGGCTAATCGTAAGAAGAACCGCGCCGATAGTGGCTTTGATTGGAATTCCATCTTCGAAGCATTGCACCAGGTTCGTGCTGAATTGTCAGAACACTTTCCGTATCCTGTCATCGATGTTGACGGCGCAGAAGCAGATGATGTAATAGGTGTTTTGGCTGAATATAGTCAGACTTCGAATGTCGATGGCCTTCTGCCCAGTGCAGAGCCGTTTCTCGTTCTTTCTGGTGACCATGACTTCAATCAGTTACAGAAATGGTCCAACGTCAAGCAGTATGCTCCGGTTCAAAAGAAGTTTGTTAAGATAACAGAGACGCCTGCCGCTGTTCTTATGGAACACATTATCATGGGCGATAAGGGTGACGGTGTTCCTAACATCCTATCAGACGATGATACTTTTGTCACTGGTTCACGCCAGCGTCCCATGAAGAAAGATAAGGTTGCTCAGTGGAAGCACCAGAAGCCAGAAGACTTCATCACTAGCGATGAGATGTGGCGCAACTTTCAGCGCAACCGCGAACTGGTCGACCTGTCGCGTATTCCTGAAGACATCAAAAATGATGTTATAGATAGTTACGAGAAGCAGAAAGGTGGCGACCGCAGTGGTCTTCTAAACTACTTTATTGCAAATCGTATGAAGCAGATGATTGATTTGATCGATGAATTTTAATAGTTCCGATGAGCGAGTAGGCATCACAGCCAGTTGCTTTGACCTGTTTCACGCGGGTCACGTTCTTATGCTACAGGAAGCTAAAGAACAGTGTGACCGATTAGTTGTGGCGTTACAGACTGACCCAACGATTGACCGCCCAGAGAAGAACAAGCCCGTTCAATCTCTGGTAGAACGGTATATTCAGGTGCAAGCCTGTAGGTATGTGGACGATATCATTCCATATACGACGGAAGAAGACTTGCTAAATATACTACAATGTTATGACTGGGATGTTCGCATCATCGGCCAAGATTATTACGGTAAGCGGTTTACTGGTGACGAACTAGATATGGAAGTTTATTACAATAGTCGCAGGCACAGCTTTAGCACTACTGAATTGAGAAAGAGAATTAGCAATGGCAACAAGATTACAGCCGAAGAAGTTTAAGTATATCAATGAAGCCCTGGATTGGGTAACAGAGGTAAAGGACGTAGACGAATTGCGCGAACGAGTTCGGGCAGTCTCTCTTGGCAACTCTATTTTTATGCGTTTTCTAGCTTGGGGCGTAGGATATGAACAGGGGCCATACAATCTACCTGATGGTAAGACACCCATTAAGAATGAAGGACTACCATCTGGTATGTCTGACACCACTATCACCATGGAATTTAGACGGATCCTAACGCTTCTTCCTAACGGCAGCGCAGCAAATGTCGCTCAGTGGCGCCGCGAAGAAATCTGGATGCAGATTTGTCAAGGTGTTCATCCTGACGAACAAGTTCTTTTGGATGCGGCAAAAGATAAAACAATTCTTGATATTTATCCTGCTCTTGCCGATGTGCTAGATAGTTTTCTGACTGGTTGGAAAAAGCCCGAGGTTAAGAAGAAGAAGGTATCAAAAAAGTCAGAACCGCTCTCGGAATAATTCGTGATAAATTTGCTTTTATACGCGGGTTGCGCAAGAGCGGGAAGCACGTGGTTGTATGGGGAGTTAAACGGCCGTGGGGACTGTGACCTATCTAGCATAAAAGAATATTTTCTTTTTATGGATGGGTTCACTCTGAATCCTGATTTTGATAAATCCAATTTCTTTGATCATTATCAAAAACTGGCAGAAAATCCCGAAGTTAAACTTCTGGGTGAAATGTCGCCTTCCAATGGTTTTGCAACAATAGAACAACTTAAAGAGTTTGCACTGAAGGCAACCTTGTATGGATTCAATGTTCGCCCCGTAATTATTCTTCGAGATCCAATAAGTCAGAAAATTTCAGAAACAAAATTAGATGTAATCGCTAAGTTGTCTCTGGACTCCAACGAAAATATGTCTGATACATTTAGAAGATATCGACAAAATACTTCAAGCGATGTTCCTGTTACGTTAGATGATGTATTGAACATTCCTGTTCCATTTGAATACCGATTGTTAAACTGGGAAAAAACGATAGACAATTATCGTCAAGTCTTTGAAAATATTTTTATTGGATTTTATGAGACGCTGTTTACAGAAAATAGTATGATGGAATTATGTGAGTATTTGCAAATTCCTTATACTGATTTTAATTTTTCCAAAATAGCAAACAAATTATTAGATATAAACGAGTTTACAGACGAAGAGAAACAAATCATATACGATAATATTCCTCACTGTAAGCAAAATTATGAATATGCGGTAGAAAATTTCGGTAATGACTTCATCAAAAGTATCTGGTGGAGACCTAATAAATAGAAGTTCTCTCCACTATCTAGGGAAATACTTTGATGGGTCAAATACTGGAACATAAGCACCTAATCATCCGTGCCGAACTTAAAAATCCGCCTAAGTGCGCAGAAGCCATTCAAGACTGGATGAAACTTTTGGTTGATAAGATTGATATGAAGATTCTTATGGGTCCGTATGCCGTGTATTCTGATATGGTGGGCAATCAAGGTTTGACAGCGGTAACTATTATCGAAACAAGCCACATCGCCATGCATGTATGGGATGAAGTGAATCCTGCTTTGATGCAACTGGATGTCTATACTTGCTCAAAGCTGAATGTTGATGATGTATTTCTGGCTCTAAGTGATTTTATGCCGGTAAATGTTGAATTTAAATATATTGACCGCGAACATGACTTGACATTACTGGATAAAGGTGTTATAAGTGAGATACTTCCTCTTTAAACACAAAAGCGAAATCTGGTTAGTCAAGGACCCGGAACAGGTACCAAAACCCAGAGAACTGTTGCTACAAAACTCTAATATCGAATATATCAGAGAAAAAGCAGACAGTTTAAAAAAAGGGTTGACATTCAAGGATAAAGTTGCTAGAAAGAAGATACCAAATCTAACAACAGAGCATAAACGAAAGATTGCTCTAGCGTTAAGCGGTAGCAACAACCCCAACTGGGGTGGCTTGAAAGAAGAAACAAAGGCCAAAATTCGTCGCAAGATGCGAGGAACAAGGCGCAACGAAAACAATCCTATGTATGGTAGACGCCAATCATGGGAAACTCGCAATCTCATAGCGATGAAGGCGAGACATAGAAGACGAAAGTGGTGTGTCGACCCTAGTGGTAAAACGCATTTGGTAGACCCACTGACTTTCATACTACCATCTGGTTGGATGTGGGGAAGATTTTACGACCCATATCGACCAGAAGATTTTTGAAAATAAATTTTAAAAAGAACTTGACTTACACTAAAAAGTGTAGTAAAGTGTATAAATAGAGTTTCGGTTCTTTGACATTGTTAGATAAAGTTTGTGTCGGGAGGGCTTCGGCTCTCCCACATGACTTATTAGATGAGTGCATTGCTCGGTTCGATTCCGATGATGTTAGTTGCAAATGGCATGCGCTGGTCCAGTGCATTCTTCTAATAAGTTTTTGCCCTTATAGCTCAGTTGGTAGAGCAGTTGATTTGTAATCATCAGGTCCGGCGTTCGAGTCGTCGTGGGGGCACCATTTTTATTCCCTAATGGCGCAGCGGTAGCGCAGTTGACTGTTAATCAATTGGTCGGTGGTTCGAATCCATCTTAGGGAGCCAGTTTGACGCAGGGTGGAGCAGTGGTAGCTCGTCTGGCTCATAACCAGAAGGTCGTCGGTTCAAGTCCGACTCCTGCAACCAGATATCAGCCTCGACGGAGGCTGTAAGAAGTGTGACTGAATACTCTCCTGCCAGAGGGGATAAGGTAGACTCGGGGATTGGTCTCCTGCTTAACCAGCTAACGAGTCGTGGCGACGAAATAGATACATAGGTATTTGGCTAGTTGCTTGGTGGTATATCCGAATCCACCCACTTCGCTTTATGTTTTAAACAATGGAGATGTTATGCAGACTTTAACGAGAGATTTTATCTCGGACAATTATCAAAGCGTAGACATTAGTCCTCTTGCAACAGAATACCCCACACCAGATTCGATTAATAAAGATGAATTGGTCAAGAAGATTGACCATTGGAAGTATGTTTTAACTGAAACATGCGGCGCCAAAAAAGGCGATAGGATTCTTATCGGACTACTAGTGGTAGATAGTGACTATCTTGCCCTTTGTTTTGCCAGTTTCGAGTTGTCCTTGGTAGTTACTATTGCGGATCAACTGCCAGCATATCTGGCTAGTGATAAGGTAAATCCTAAAGTTAAGTTACTGTCGCCTATCAACATCTATATTCATGATGCTGCCGGTTATTCATATTCTAAATCCGCGTGGTTCATAGACTATTGCAATAAATCATTTAGCATTGAGGATTTGCGTCTTATTACAGTTGACAATCAAAAAAGATTTGATGAAATCTCTGTAATTCGGCCGCACCCAGACGATACTTTAATGATATGCACCAGCAGCGGTACCACAAATACTCCGAAGCTACTTACACATACACATAGATTTTTCTATGAATTGTGTAAGAGAAATTCGTCGAGATTTTCGGGTAACGTTCTGCATAGCAGAAACCTTAATCACGGTAGTAGTTTGAGTGTGTTTTTCTTACCTTCGTTGCATAGCGATGCGGTAAAGAACCACTATCTTATGTCACACCGCGCGGAAATTCTTGATAACTTAGTCCTGACTTTGAAGGACCAAGATATCAATCATGCCACTTTATCATATAGGGATCTTTCCGATAAGTTTTTTACTTCGTTGGAAAATCACGGCGTAAAATATCCAAATATGCGTTTGGATCTTCTGTCTTACATTCCATATGATTATACGAAATATGTGAAAGAAGGTTATGTTGAAAGCATAGAAAGTGTTTTTGGTTGCAATGAAACTGCTGGACCACTTCTGTTGTCCAGATTAACCGCGGTTAATGCCGATACTTTTGATAACACCGAGTTTTTTAAACCAGATGCTTTCTATGGCGTTTCTTTCGATGAAGAAGGCGGTCTCTTAGTTCACATGCCCGTTTATGATAAGACGGTAGCTACGAATGATAAGTTCGTGAAGGTAAAAGCCCACTGGCATGAGTATAAACATACCGGGCGCACCGATGTCATTCGTATCAATGATACTACAGTAGACTTGCCATTCCTTGAAAATATTTCTGCTAAATATGATAACAACGTTTCTGTTGTTATAGATATTATCGAAAACCAAATCTATCTAGCAATCAACTCGTCTTATGATAAAGATATAAACGAATTAGTTATGGAAATAGATGCTGCAATTCTCTTTCATCACGGAACCAATCTAGTTCGTATAGATAAGTTTGCAATTCTGGATTTCAAAGATTACTATTTTGGAGTCAAGTTAGATAAAGAATTAATGAGGGAATTTTTTAGATGTTTAGAGAACACTTAGAAAAAAGCAAAGAAACTTATTTAAGCCATTTTGTTTTTGCAAATTCGGCTGGACTGAGATTACTTTGGGCAGCATTAGCAAGTTTCATACATGGATTTTTTCCTAATCTGTTGCCTGGTACGGCCGCAAAAACTATAATTGATCTGTACCATAAACGATTGGTAAATCATCCAAACAAAGAATACCAAAAATATATTAACTCTTATAAAAAATAATAAGTTTTGGGGAATTAGCTCAGTTGGTAGAGCGCCAGCTTTGCAAGCTGGATGTCAACGGTTCGAACCCGTTATTCTCCACCAAGTTAGACCACCTCTGCTGAACCCGCGAAGGGGTAGAGATACTGTTGCAACAGTATTCTTTATCTGGGAAGATCGAAGCGCCCGGACGTAATTCGATCAAGGCACACTGCAGGTGGTCGCTCTTTTTGCGCCTATGGTGGAATTGGTAGACACGCTGGTTTTAGGTACCAGTGCGAAAGCGTGGGGGTTCGAGTCCCTCTAGGCGTACCACTATTACGCTCCTGTAGCTCAGTTGGTAGAGCAGTGGTTTGAAGAACCACGTGTCAGCGGTTCGAATCCGTTCGGGAGCACCATTTTTGGGTCGGTAAAGCTAGTGGCTCTAGCAGCGAGACTGTAAATCTCGTCCGTCTTCGGGGGAGGATCGATACCTCACTGGCCCACCAATATAAGGCTCGGTAGTTCAATTGGTTAGAGCACCAGCCTGTCACGCTGGAAGTTGCGGGTTCAAGTCCCGTCCGAGTCGCCAATGTTATAAATAGCGATAGAGATACCCATTGTTGGAGAAAATTTATGTCTTATGTTGTAAAATGTACCTTGGTTCAAGTTAATCACATTGACCATTCACCCGAGGCAAAAAAGAGTCGAAATGATGATTGGAAAAGCAGAACTGGCTTCATCGGCCTAAAAGGCGGCATGACCACATATTTTCTATTCGACACGGCAGAAAATGCCTATGCTTTTGCAGAAAGTCATCGGGCAGATCCTCTTGTAATCGGTGGTCAACCGACTACCACCGTAATGCCTCTAGAAG